TGAGTGAAATGAACGCCGATTGTCGAGACGACACGATTTTGGGTGAAGCTGAAGGTCTGGGCCAGTGGATCGCGCTGTCTTGCCCGTCAACGCCAGACGGTACGGAACGACCGGCATGCGTAATGATACGCGGCGGAATCCGCTGTACGATGGTCTACCGGCGTACGATGATGCGGTTGACAACAATGCGCTGGATTCGGGTGATGACCAGCGGATCGTTGGCCTGCAGGTTGGTCTGGGCCGAATAGGTGCCGTCGGTGACCTCGACAATCCGATCGCCGTTGCGGACATTGGACGGAATCACAAAGGATGCGCTCACCCGTCCGGCATTATCAGCGGTGAGGTTGGAAGCGACCACCTGACCGTCACAACGCACGGTGACCACGGTGGCGCTGAGCGTGAAGTTGGAACCGACTACGGCGATACCAGTCTGTCCCCGGCGGCCGATATTCGGTGCGATCTTCACTGCGACATCTGGTTTCTCAAAGACTGCGTAAGGGCTGATATTTTTCTTCTCGGACCAGTCGGTCTGTTCGATCAGGGCATCCTCCGTGCCGGAAAGCAGCACCAGACTTTCCTTGATCAGCGTGTCACTTGCGCCCTAGTCGACTTCGAGCAGGTTGGGTACGGGGGAAGCGCGATCCGGCCCCACAAATTGACTTGCGCCATCAATCCTGGCGCTCCATTCGCTGTGATAAATATTTGACTGGGCGTCATTGGAAAAATCGTCCGAGTAGACGCCTTTCTTGGTTTGCGCGTCCCGGTTTTACAGCTCGTTGTTCATCTGGAACTGGGCGTCGCTGTATTTAAGGTCCTCCACGTCGTCGATGATCTCGTGAATCTGATCCATGATGATACGGGTCAATCCGAAGCTGATGATGCTCGTTTCAACCGAATTGAGTGGACAGTCGACGCTGCAGAGTCCCAGTGTGTCCTCGGATACAACCGGTAGTTTGGGAAAATTAGCCGGCGCACCTTCCTCGCCGATCGTAGCGTAAATGATATCTTTGCGGCCCAAATAGTAATCGTAATCGACACTGCAGTTGGAGCCGTCCACAGGGTCGTTGCCGAGTCCGGTCCGGCCGAAGTTGACCAAGCTCAGATTGCCCAAGGCGATCTGCGCCGGGGACATGGTCAGGTCGCTGGTATTGGATGCGAGCGAGTTACCACCGATGATCTCGTCCACGCCGTCATCGACGTAGGTGGTGACCCCGGAAGCAACCTCTTTGAGAAGCTCAAGATCGGCCCGATCGGTGTTTTGCGAACCACGATAGACGCGACAGCCGGTGGTTTCGTTGACCGGCAACCAGGACAACTTATTGATTTCACCGGCCAGGGTATCGCGGGAGATAACCTTGGCAGCGTCGTATTCGGTCTCGCCGGAAGTGTCCAGAACTGTAACATGATAGAAATGTTCTCCGACAGATGAATGGCAGGATTCGCTGAACCATCCGGCGTTCACATAATCCGTTCCTTTGATCATTTGCTTGGTATGGGTCCAGCGCACGGTGTAGGTGATGCCGATGGCCGGTTCGCTGTCTATCCCGAGCCAGTCCACATAATTGCCGGACTGCTGTCAGTCCACGCCTTCCTGAAAAACGGTCGCGCCCTGGCTTACTTCGAGGATATCCGCCACCGGATTCGGGGCCAGCAGATCCTCGTCGCCTTCCACCGAGTCGCTGGTGATATTGGAAACGATCTCGACGATGGCCTCGACCTGGGCGCCCTCCTTCAATGGTGTGCTGTTAAGGGCATAGCGCCGAGTGCCGACGTTGTATGTCTTCTGCTCGCTGCGCACCGATTTGGTGGCAGTGGATTTGGGAGTCATCGTGGTTGTCGGCAGGTCTTTTTGCAGGCGATAACTCTGGATATAGGCCCGTTCGGCGTTAGTGATGACTTCGACGTTGTCCCCGTCGCCGTCACCGATAAAGCTGTTCAGCCCATTGACCAGGTAGCTGCCCGCCTGGTCGAAGGTTCGTTCGGTCGGGTTCTGGAGCAGCGAATTCAAGCCCTCGGCCGCAACGAAGGAGAGCTGATCCTCAGTGATGGAAGAGACCGTGATGCGACTGCCGGGAATCGTCTCCAGGAGATCCCGGGGGATACGTGTTGGACTTTTCCTGGACCGTAGCGACGACGTCATCGGTTTCCCGGTCGAACTTGTAAATGGGAACGGCTTTGCGTTCGAGAACGTTATTGGGCAGCGTCTCACCGCTCGTGTCATGGTCTTTCAGTGTCAGAACCCATTTTTCACGCTCGACGGTGAACTCGCCCGTGGCCGGATTGATGAGCGTCGCGTCCTGGTTGTAACCGTAGTTGTATTTGAACAGCTCGACGTAAACATAGTCCATGCCCGATGTCTTGGCGGGATCGTAGGTCAGAACCGCGCCAGGAACCTGCTCTAGATAACCGTCGAAACAGACTATCCCTTCGGCCACGGTCAGTACGTTGTCGGTGATCGACACCCCGGGCCCGCTGATGACCGCCCCCTCCTTGAAGAGCATGTCAGCGATCTTTTTGCGCTCGAGGTTGATGATTTCCTGCTGCTCGTTCAGTTCCGAGTCGAGCAGGTCGCGATCCTGATGGTAGCGGATCTGCTTATAGTTTTTTATCGGGTCGAATGTATCACGCGAGATGGACATGGTTGCTTCTCCTAAATTTTGATAACCCCGACCAGTTTCGCCGGCGTATCGAAGATTTTGTTGAGGTCGGGGATGTTTTTCGCTTCGTACAGGCACCCGGACGTGAGCACTTCGCCACATAATCCGATTGAAGAGCGTCGATATAGGCCGCATCACCACCGAAGAATCCATACTCACGGGTGGTGATGCCGTTGGCCTCGCTTTCCTCGAGGCGGAAAACACGCCGATGGTCTGTATCTCCTAGGCGGTCTCGATGTAATGGATACCGTTGACGACGAGTGTTCCTTCCGGATTTTCCTTGAGAAAGATGCGCTTGTAATGTTTCTTTCTCGCTCGTTCGGTTTTTAGTGCCGCCTGATCGATATCCGGCGCGGGAGGGTTGAGCGGGTCGATAAATATGGTATCACCGTCGCCGATAACGCAGTGAGTGATCCCGTCGATGGGTTCTCCCATCAACAGCCTCGCAGTGAGGATGCAGCCGGTTTTAACAATAAGCTCCAGTGACATATGTATTCCTCCTTCAGGTCTGGATCGCGTGGCTTTCGTTTATCAGCGCAGCGAAGATTATTTGTCCGATGTCAGAGTCGCTTTCCGGCTGATGAACCATGCGTTGTTCGGTGTCCGTGTAGCATTCGATGGCAGCCGAAACCGCCTGGCCGTGTATCGCCATTGGTTGAAAATGGGCGTATCATCAGCACGGAGACATCTGTTTTGTATTGAGAGAAGCGGACAACCCACACGCGAGCATCGAATTCCCGCAGCAATGAATGCACGATCCTGGTTTGCGAGTCGGCTTCGACGGTAAATGGCGTCCATATACGCATGGCGGTGTTCGTATCGCGTCCCGCCGTTCGTATCGAACTTGTCGCCCCGATGGCCTCGAAAATAGCCGCCGGAAGAACCGGCCCCTGGGCACGATTCATCGGGACCGCACGTCCGGCGTGTGGTTGTAGTGTAAAACGATTGACGTTATGGGTTGCCACGTCTCAATCTCCAGCGAATTCGATACGCCACGCCGATCATCCGGGACGTCCGAAATTGTGGTACGACTAATGCGGCTTTCTTGATTATTGCCTTCTTGTTTCCTTGTCTTACAGCCATCTCTCTATTCCTTCACCGCATACCAACCCGATCCGGAGATATTGAAAATCCGGTAGGTCGATCCTCTCATGTCGAGCACATCCTCTGAGTCAGCGGCTCCGCTTCCGATGGCGTAGACTTCAATCAGCTCACCGCGCATCTCTTTGTAGGCGCTTGATGTATGGGCTAAACATGGTAAGCAGGCCATAACGCTTGTCCTGGTTTGACGCATTTTGGAAATTGCCGTACGCCGTCGCCGATGATCCGGCTTGACCGGTGATGCTGGACCAGCCGTCGAACTTGTTCACGGCGTAAAAGGTGTTCGGCATGCTGTAGTAGCCGGTGATGACCGGCTGCGGGTCCTCGCCGATTTTAGTTCCGGTCGCATAATCGCTGGCGAATATTTCGATGATCACGATATTAGGCGTGGCAACCGTATCGATGGCGATAATTTTGATCCGCTCGATACTGGCGTCGTCCTTGATGATGTAATGCTGATCGGGCGTGAAGATCGATGCATCGTTGACCTGTGCCACCACGACACTACCGTTGACAATTGCGGTCTTGGTGATGACAACCGTCGAGGACCAGAACCGTTTGATGGAACCGCTGTAATGGCCGTAATAGGTCGAGACAATCTTGCTGACGACGAATACATGGTCGAGGTCGGCATACAGCCAATAAATGAAATCGGCGGTATCCTCCCGCCCGGAGATAGTTGTAACTGATGTGGAATGCTTCGTAGATACCGGTCTGGATGGTGTTGTCCCAATACTGGAAGGCAGCCACTTCAATGCGACCGGAGCTCTGTCCGATCTGAAAACGCAGATAGATATCTTCCGATCCGGATTCCCCGGCAGATTTGAATACATAGTACGGCCGGGCATCGGCGGACTGGTCGTCATGTGGTGTCCGGCCAACGGTGGTGACCAGAAAATCTTTGATCTTGTTCAGCAGGTCCAATCGGCCGCTGGTGGTTCCCTGAATACTTTGATAAGCCATGGTTCACTCCTTATAAAACGGGGTTCTCTGTTCCGGTGAGGCGCAGCTTGATATCGATCTTGTTCTGGACGGGTGTGCCCGAAAGTACCGTGCAGCGACGTCAGAAAGAGATGGTTTGATTGTGGGCCTTGGTTCTGAGGTTGAGAAGGGTGCTCTGGGTGGCGGTGTCGAGTTCGGCCTGTGTGAGCGCGAGCTTGTACCAGATCGATTCGTCGGTTTCGAACTCGTCGATCTGGTCCACAACCTACCCAGTATAGTCGTATCCTGAATAGACCGGCGCATCGGCCGCATGGGATGCGGCCACGGCGCGTCTTAACAGTCGGATTTGTGGTTCCGCCGCCGGAAAGGATCTGCGTCTGTTCGGTACCGATTACGATGTATTTCGCATCGACAAAGCTCGGTTGAGTCAGCTCTATTTCAGTCTGGATGTCATCAATCGATGCAACGAGCGTGGCCTGTTCATTGGCCACGAAAATCTGTCGGTCTTTGATTTCTCCGCCCGTGCCGTTGTAGTTGTCCGTATCCGGATTGCTGAAATCGCCTTCCGAAATCTGTTGGGTCAACTGTTCATCGAGGTATAAGTGAATTGCCATAATCTCTCCTTAAACAGGCCATTTGGTTACTTGATATTTGTTCACGGCACCCTCTGTCGCGGCCTTCTGTGCCTCACTGAAATCCTGCTGACGGAACAGCCCGCAACAGGAAGGTTCGGTGAATCGGAAACCAGCCTGATTGAGTTTCATCCGGCCGATGCGTAGCGGTCGGACCCGGTCCACGGAGAGGCGTAAAGAGGTTGTGTTGAGAGCGCGCTGGTTGAGGCTCAAAGGCACGATCCGTGGGCGTCGGAGAGAATCTGTATCCACATAGACTTCAAGCGATGCCCGTTCTCCGGTGAGGTTCGCATTGGTCAAAGTCCGGTTGTTCAGGGCATTCGCGTTGAGCCTGAATACAGGCCCTCTCCGACGCCAGAGGTTGATCAGGTCTGATGCTTCGGTGACACCGGCTTTACATCCGGCAGCAGCAACGAGCAGCGCACTGCTGTGTCCACCCTGAATCGCATTGATAACCACATCCCCATTGAGCGGTGAACGACCCAACTGGAAGCATTTCCGGTTTCTCGCTTCGATGTTGAAGCCAAAGATCTGTCTGTTCTGCAGGGCTTCCGAAGCGTCTACCTGCAGAATTGAAAAGAGGTCTTTCTGCCTGAAGCAGTAAAGGGTTTCCGCATCGGCAAAGGACAGTTTACGACGATTGAGATAGTCAGCTGACAGATTAAAGCCTGACTTTACAATATCGGCGAGGTAATCTTTGCCAGTATAAATCGGGTTACAGAAAGACATCCTGTCCTCGCGGATGGAGGTGTTAACCAGCCGTCTTTCGTTGAGCGACCTGTGATTGAGGCGCATCCTGTTTTGACGGCCATGAAAACGGGATACCTTGTTAGCGGCCCGGTCGATTTTCGGAACCATCTCCACGATGCTGGTCAGCTGCAGGTAATCATATATCCGCTGCTTGTTGGTCAGATGGCGACAGAAGCCAAAACGGCTTCTTCCCAGCACGAAGGTTTCGTCGAGAAAAGCCAGAACCACACTGCGGACATGGGTCGCATTCTGAAAATCCAGATCAGACCCGATCTCCAGAAAAGTGGCCAGCCACTGCAGGAAAAATGCCCGGGTGCCAGCCGGGTGATGAAAAGACAATGCATCCCGTACACCTTCAGTCAAGTTGAGATTGTGAACCCGATACACTCCGAGGCTAAACACATTGCCGGGGAGTTTTGCCGAACTCAATCGGGAGCTGGAATTCAACCGGAGGGCACTGCGGAAGGTTTCTTCGATCTGCCCCTCCCAGCCAATCGAGGCAAGGCTGCGATCGATGGCCGGAATGGTCCCTCTGCGCCGGTAGATTTCGACCGCTTCACGAATCAGACGACGCTGATTTTCCGACATGTCCGTGCCGTCATAGCGGTGGCCGACCAGATACGCGAGCAATGGCAGAAATCGCTCGTCACAGCGCTCCATATCAAAAATGTCGGGAAATTTATCGATCAGTTCCTTGGGCTCGTCGAGACTGGTCGCAGGGACATTGAGAAGAGTCTGCAGATCACCCGAACCGTCACGCTCACGGTAAAGCGGCGGCAGGAGGTCGATGAGTTTCTTCTCGAAGTAGGATGCCATCAAGCGGCCCTCCTGACATCGAGATTCAGCGTGCCGAGAATAGCGATTTCACCGGCTCGGATTTCGATATCCTGCTGCGGAGTGAACATGTTTACATGGCTCACACCGCACACGCCGTCGATAGCGGAAACCAGGCCGGAGAAGTGCACCGGTACGCTGAAATCCATGTGGTCGAGGGCGAAAAACTCTTCCAGCACCAGCTCGACCCTGCTGTGCACCAGATCCAGGTCTTCACCCGCATAGGCAAATATTTCCACGTCGATAGCCACAGGTCGATAGACCGGCCCAAAGAGACTGATCTCCACGGTGATCACCTTGCGACGTTCCAGACATTCAGCCAGATCAAGCTTGAGCAACCCGGACGGCATGCCACCGCCATTGGACGCGATGGTCAGATGGATGTTGTAATAACGGATGTTCTGGCAGTCGTTGGTATCGAGCGCCTTGGCCTTGGCTACACCGGGATAACCCTCGGCAAGCGCCTTGTAGTCCTGAAGCGTTACCGCCTTCCAGAGACTGCACAGTTCGGCCTGAGCCTGATTGCTGACACGTTCCAGAGTCTCGCGATCGGTTCCGCCGATAGCCGGCACCGGATTGTCGACTGTGAGGATGACTTGTTGACCGTCGAGATAAATAGGCGTCAGCAGCAGCTCATTGACCAGGTTCGCTCCGATGTTCCCAAACGCGCCCAGGATTTCGAGATAGACCATCTCGATTTCCACTCCGGCGGTTGGAACAAACCCGCGCATGCCGTCACCAAAGACGATACGAGTCTTGTCCATGGCGCCTGTGTCGGATTGAAAGTGAAGGGATTCGGCATCGCTTTCCTGGAAGTGAAGGACCTCTACCCACTCCTGGTCTTGTATCCTAATGCGGATGCTCCCTTGAACGACCGCCGTTCCGCTGAGATTGTTCGTCTGGCCCGGCTCGCCTGTGCCGGAATAGGTTTCAGTTTTGCGAATCTCCTAGCGCGCGCCCACTTCGACCGTCATCTGGCCAGTCGTGATGGTGACGGCCACGGCCTCCACCTGGCGGAGCTCGGCTTCTTTGAATTTGCCTTCGGCCAGGTCCTGGGCGGGTTCCTGACACGGCTCTTCGTGGAAGCCTTCGAACCGTTCGAAGCTGGGAACAATCTGTCCCGACTCCTGCCCCTTGAGGGCTCCATCACCGGTATTTCCGTCGACCAGGTAGGTCCGCTTACCGAGAGACAGTGCGCTCCGGTGTGATCTCGTTGTTGGCGGCATGTTCGACGGACTTTTTCCTGAGTGGATCGACGCCGGTGGTCTTCGTCTTCGTTCCGGCTCCTTTTGCCCCCTGCGATTGAGTGGACGGGCGAAAGAAACGGAGCGCACCCTTACGGTCGATGAAGTGTTCAAGGACCGCGGTGGGCTTTTTCTCCAGTTCGCAGAAATGAAAGTGCAGTTCGTCGTCTTGAATGTAAAAGGCATAGCCCGTAACTCCGTCGCCATTCCGTTCACGAGCTTTAACCGCAAGTTCCTTGAGAAACTGAGCGTCGGAGATGTTGCTTTGCGCGACCCGCAGATGTTGCCCCTTGGCGGAGTTCACCATCTGAGTCAGTCCGTTGGCGGAGCTAATCTCCTCAGCGATCTCCGGGCAGAGGATGCCAGGGACGGGCTTTTTCCAAACCTTCTGGTTCTCTTTGCCGGCCAGTTTGAAACCCTTGTCATAGACCTTGATGACTGCCTTTTTGCGCGGGGAGAGGTTGTCGACATATCCGAAGAGGGCAACGATCTCGTTGCCCTCTTGAAACAAGGGATCATCCACGAACTGCAGATTGCGATTCGTGACCGACAACTCCAGGACATCGAGCTCCTCCTCGTTGTCCTCAAAGACGAACGAGGTGATCTCCTGCGTGATATCCGCAGATAATGTCTGTCCCTCGATCTGAATCAGGAACGTCGGTTTGAATGTGTCGAAATCCATGCGTCTAACTTCGGTTGTACCGCCGGCATGGCGGTCTTCACCGGATACTTACCGGAGCCTGGAAAAAGTTGTCGGCGCAAATGGAATGAAAGGCTTGAGTCAGCTCAGCAGACGCATCAAAACATGTTCAACAGATGGAATACGAAGCACGGTGCCGGACCCGATCTCCAGGGGGAAGAAGATGTCGCTATAATCGCAGATGATCCACCACAGACCGACCCAGTCCGGGTAACGATGGACCGGCAGATCCAACCTATCGTCTTCAACCACCGCGTGGAAGCGATCATCGAGACGGGGGGTTGTATCGACGCACTGCAGAACTCCCAGAAACTCATCACCATGATCCGTATAAAGGATATCCGTGGCATAGCGGTAACGACGTCCGATCATCCGCGCACCTCCGAGCAATCCACCGACTCGTCGATGTACTCCTCAAGCACCATGTCGACTTCGACATGCTGGGAAACAGATTGTCCCGGTCAAACAGGCAGAGCACACCGGAATAGAGATCTCCGAACATGAACAACACACGGTGCGGCGCGTTCTTGAGCATCGTTCCTGCATGCTCCGGGTAGAGGAGAGAGCGCAGCCAGTCCACCGATCCCTTGACCGGTCCCTTGAAGAATAGAATTTTGAAGCTGATCTTACGGGGCTCGCCGGCCACGTATTGGTAGAGGGGATGGCTCATCCCCGGAATTTTGATGGCGGCGTAAGCGGTGCTTTTGTCGTCCACGATATCGTTGGGATTGTATTTGAAATCCAGGTAGTCACCCGTATCCACATCCACGGTGTATGCTGTGATCTCTTTCTGGTCCCAGGCCACGGTCAGAACTCCTCAATCTCGATCACGGCCTTGCCCAGATTATAAGGGCGTGGTCCATCTCTCTGCGCATGCCACTGGAAACCACGTCTCCGATATAGACCCAGACCTCGTCACAGGTTTTCATGAAAATCAGTCCACAGGAGATGCCGATCTCCCGCTCCGACGCCTTTTCATCGTCAAGGAAGTGGGTGAACAGAAGATGGGGCGCGAACGACGCGCAGCCTTGTTCCACAGCCTTGCGGCACAAGCGTTCGGCGACAATTACATTGCGGGTGACGTCTCCCGCATATCGACTGCAAATGAATATTTTCTTCATGCTGTCCTCACAGTGTTTCGTAATTTTTGATTTTGCGCTCACGCAGATCGCGATAGACCGATTGGGCAACCTGACGCCCATCGAGCAAGGTGGTGACCGAGATGTCGATGGGTCCGTTTCGTGAGCGCGTCAAATTTGCTCAGGATGGCCTCCAATGCCGACAGGAGGTTGTCGCCGGCGAACGACTACGCAAGACCGTTATTTCCTGCTTCAAGGACACCTCTGGTCTCACCGAGAAGACGCGATTGTTCAGGAGACGCAGTCTCCGGTCTCGTTTCCATGATCGCCGGTTCGGTCCCGAAGAGAGACGTTTCCGTCGAAGGGATTTCACCAGCGACAACCGGCGTAAGCGCCAGTGTCTCGGCCAGCATCGACGATGCGGCTACCTGTCCCAACATATCGTTCATGAAACCGAAAGCTCCCGCGATTGTCTTAGCGGGAACGGTTGCGGCCTTGGCGATCCATCCGGCCAGCGCCTCCAGAAGCGCCGATCCGCTACATGTCAGATTAGCCAGAGGGCCTTCCTTGGCGTCGGAAAACGGCAACAGGTCGCGAACAAAAGACAGTGCCGACTTGGCCGCCCGATAAGGCGCAATAACCGCCGATCTGATCCCTTCTCCCACGGTGGTCAGAAGGGCTTTCCCACTTTCAAACGCGGCGCCTGCCAGGTTGAATACAGTTGACGTCACAGAATCCCACACTCCCAAGGCGGTGTTCTTTACCTTTTCTCAAGCGGAAGATGCGACTGAAGCCAGTTCTTCGAACGGCGCTTTGATCCACTCCCAGGCGCTTTGCGACATTAATCTGAGACCGTCCCGGACCATGGATGCGGCGTTGGTAGTGTGACTCCACGCACTTGACGCCGCATCGGCGATCCAGGTAAAGGGTGCGCTCACGAAGGACCGCGCCGACTGTGCAGGGTTGCCCGAGCCCGCTCCACAATTCACTCGCCGTGGAACGAATCCCGCCTCAGACGCTTCCGGCTACATCACCGATCCAGCGCAGCGATGCGGCCACGGCATCAAAGGCCGACGTGTCGAGAGGATGCCGGAGCCCAAGGACTTGATGCCTTACTTATACCCAGCGAACAGCGAAGAGCATCCCCTTGAGTGCCATACCAAGTATCTTGCCCGGTAATGAAAGGACTCCCATCATGTCTTTGGCGTGAGTCCTGAGAATCGACGCACCTGAATTGCTCAGACTGGATAAAGGTCCTGTTTCGGCGTCTGAGAACGGCAGCAGTTTTCTGAGCCAACCGAGCGTCTTCTTAAGAAGTTCGAAAGGATAGATCACCGCCGACCAGATATCTTTGCCCAGAGCGATTAATAGTCTTTTGCCCGCTTCGAAAAAGGTCGTATCGCCCGAGAAGAAGCTCCGCACCGCTCCGAAAATATCTCTTAAGGTTCGCACCAGCGACAGGTTCATGAATGCGGCGACCAGCGACGATGCGATGGCGCTGAAGAATCGTCCGATAGATGAGAACAGCCCCTTGATGAAATTCCAAACACCGACGATCACATCCCTGGCCCACCGAAACGGTGTAGCCAGGAAATCAAAAACCGTGCTGCCTATAGACTTTAATCCATCGGCTACTGAAAGGTCGCCGGCGAACACTTGCCAGACCGTGTAAACCACCCGGCCGACCATACAAAGCGCCTGAACCAGGAGGCGGATCGGCGGAAAGAACTTGTAAATTAACTTCCCGGCCTCGATGAAAGCCGTAACAATGGTCTTGCCCAGCCAGACGGCCGCGCGCACCACCCAGGTGACGACCTTGACAACCGTCACCAGGTTGTAGATCACGAACTTGAGCAAATACGCACCCACCTTGACGATGACACCCAAAACTGTACCGAGCGTTTTTCCCAGACTTCGATAGGATGAAGCGTCGGCGGAAGATGTCGCCAGGCCGAAGATCTCCAGAACCGAAAAGACCGCCTTGTAGAGAGCGCCACATACCTGCATGAGCGCCAGAACCGCCGGTTCAAGAATCGCCCGGATCTTTCCGAATGCGTTGGAGCGGGCCTGCCATAAACCTGTCAGGAATTGGCGTACCCGGTAATAGATGCGGAATACCGTAACTACGAGCCCCGTCAATCCGGCCACCTCTAACTTTTTCGCCAGCTCAGCCGACATCAGCCCAGACCCGCCGCTCAAGGAAGAGATCAGCTCACGGATACTACCCACGACGAGCTTTACCTTTTCTCACACCCCAAGAATCGAGTCGCGGATGTCGCCGAAGTTGCTCTCCCACGCCTTTTTGAGCAGATAAACAGCCAGCACCACGCCACCGATGATGGCCACAACCGGCAGGAAATAGGTGACAAACGCCGACCAGACACCGGCCACAGCCGCTCCCATGGCCGCAAGACCGGCCTTGATGGCAGGAAGCATCAAACCGATGGTTCCCGCGGCGGCGATTGCGCCGTCCGCAACGACGAGCACCGCACCCAACGCCATGGACAGGGTGAGAACGACCCTGGTCAACCCCGGCATGGACTTGGCCAGCTTCTGAAAGAAGAGCACAGCCTTTGATATGCCTTGAATAATCGGCGCGATCATCGGGGGCAGTGTGCGGCCGAGGATTTCAGACAGATTGCCGATCTGCTGCCACAGGAGCGTGAACTGGCTGTCAATGTCCATGTTCATCGCCTGAGCCATTCCTTCGGTGACGACGGTGCCGGTCTTCATGGCCCCGGGCGACAGACTGAATATTGGTCTCCAGCGCCCTTACGCCCTGGGACATCTGCAAAAGGAGCTTGACGGCTTCGTCGGAACCAAAGGCTTTCTTGATCTCCACCTGGGTCGCGTCCTGGGACAGGTCGGGAAAACACCCCTTGATCTCTTGAGGAATGGGGATAATCCCTTTCAGCCGTCCTGTGGAATCGATAAACGAGAGTCAGAGTTTTTCGCCGGCCTCGGCGGCTTTCATGATGAACGCCTTGTACAGGGTTCCGGCTTCCGAACCGAGCCTGGCGGTCTGGAGCTGCCCGAGTATGGCGAGTTGTTCCTGCAATGGGACATTGGAAGATGCAGTCACCGTGCCGATGTTCTTGATGACATCGGCCATCTGGCGACCGTTGGTCTTGAAGGAAGCGACCGTCTGGACCATAGCTCCGGCGAAAGTCTTCGTCCACTGCGCATCCGACATATCCTGCATGATGGGCTTGAAAATACCGTAGATCGTGGTGAAAGTGCCTACCATCTCTTCAGTGGTCGCCTTGGTGGCCTTACCGGTGGGGACGGCCATGGCGGTGAACGATCCGGCCGCTTCGTCGGTCAACCCAGATAAAGCGGAGCGGACGTCATAAGCGACGGTGATGAATTCGGCCTTGGTCGATCCGGACCAGGTGTTGGTGAAAGATTCCGCAGCGTCTTCAATAGCCCGCAGATCCTTGACTCCGAGGGAGGACAGTTCACCGAATGCTCTCTGTGTGGCTGCTGTGGATGTCACGAGACCGACGGGCAAGGCCATGAGCGCCAGACCCACGCCGATCATCATGGTGCCTTTTTGGATACGGTCGAGGTTGGCGCGTCATACGCTCGCTGGAAGCGGCCACCGTAGCGTCCAAGGACTGCATGGACGTCTGGATCCGAGCCGCGTTCTGCGAAAATCCGTCCTTCATCGATACAACGACACCGAGCCCAAGATCTTCGTTCATGTGCGATTGCGCTCCAATTCCTCACGTTCAAAAGCAAGCTGCCACTCCGGGGAACAAAAAACCCGGTTCAGTCTCCAGACGTGTGCGGATACGGTTGTCGCAGGTTTCTCACTCGGTCTCCACGATGGTATCGACGCCTGCGTCAACCCGCAGCATTTCCTGCCGCAGGGCGCTGCGGTCGCGCAGGGACATATCGTTCATCAGCTTTTTGCTCGGGGCCACGCCATCGATGCCGATGAGACGAATCAGCATGGCCGAAGAGATGGACGATTCTTTAAGCGCGGCCAGTCTTTTTTTCCTTTTGGTCGTCCAGATAACCGAATCGCACCTTGCGTTTCGAACCGGGCAGGTCAAAGGTGAACTCTCGCTCTTCGCCGTAAGGCGTAACCTCCAGATCATCCATGTTGACGGACACGATGTTCGCAGCACGACAGGCTGTATTGGGACAGAGCAGTTCCAGCTCCGCCTCATCCCCGAGAGATATTTGCCGCAGCTTGACCAGGATGAACAGACGGTCTCCGGACAGAAGATCGAGCGTGTCTTCCATGGGCGGCTTTCGATCTCTCCCAGCCGGACGGTACAGTTCCTGAGCACCTGGTTTACAGCGTCGCCGTTCCGGATGAGCCTTTGATTGGTAAGCAGTTCTTCCTCGGCTCCGATCATTTCATTGAGCTCGACTTCAGTTCCGCTTGGCAGTTCAAATATGTGCATGGCTTATCTCCTTGAATCAGTTACCAGTACTGGTAACTGATGGTGAGTTTTTCGATGGTGTTGTCCGTGTTCGCACCCTCGAGTTCGTCGTATTCCAGGACCTTGACCCATGCGCCGTGCATGGTCCAACGCCGGGTTTCGTTCCCGGCGCGGTCGTAACGGACGATGTCGATGTCGCGCATGTAGTCGTTGGGTAGTCCGCCCACCACGGCGTTGACGTCCATCTGTTTCTTGGCCCATTCCCGCGCGGCCTCGTCGGAATCATCCTGCAGGATGCCTTTTCAAGGGCGATGTCCTCAAACTTCACCCGTCCGACGACCTTCTGATCGAACATCGAACCAGCCGGTGCAAAGGCCACTTTCTCAAATTCGGTCTTGGGCTCCTGGCCTTTCTTGAAGAGCGCCGCATCGAAACCGTTGACCTCGATGACGAACTGCCAGTTCTGATACAGGCTCTTAGGCATATTTCCGCTACGCATGGGCTACTTCCTTACGCTGTCTTGAAGATTTCTTTGAAGTCGGCCCCGGTGGCGGTAAGCACGAAATTGAGTTCGATGAATTCAGCCGTCTTTGTGGATTTGACGAAGATGCGAGCCACCAACTCGTTGCGGTCGATGACCGTCGGAGTGTTGGTCTCTTCGTCGCACTGGGCCGCAAAGTCGTAGAACCCACCTTTGTCTTTGATGCCCTGTAGAAAGGGATTGATCGGCTGGATCAGGGCCCGCCAGGTCTGCGGATTGTTAGGTTCGAAGACCACGAAACGAGAGGATTCGGCGATGGCCTCCTCGATATACATCATCAGACGCCGGACGTTTACGCGGTCCAGGGCGGATGGTTGACTCTGCAAGGCCTTCTGTCCGCAGATGTTGATTCCGGTGTCGGGGAAAGAAGCAATCACGTTGACACCCTCTAGGTAGATCACGTCCCTTTCGCCCCGGCTGGACTTGTAACCGAGCGACAGGGCGTTGAAGATTCGTCCGTGGTCGATGCCGGCGGGAGCGTACCAGACATAGGTTTTCTGATCGCTTCGCGTGTAACATCCGGCAACGGAGGGTGGAATCAGCTTTTTTTGCCGGTGACCGGGTCGCTGATCTCAATCCATGGGTAGTAGAGGGCCACATAAGACGAGTTGAACGTCGCGTGCGAATACATGCCATGGCCTTTGCGGAAATTGACTGTTTTCAGTGGTTCAAGATGGATGGGCGCTTCAGCGACGAGCATCAAGTCTTTGCGGTTTTCGGCATAGGTGATCCCGGCATGAATCACATTGGCAGTGGTTACGCCGGGAGCCATAAGCATGTTCAGGGCGTCGATCTCGTCAAAAGCATAGAATCCGGTGTGCTGAGAGGGGTCTCCGATGTAATCGATGTCATTCAAATCGACCAGCCTGTCGTCGCCACCGGACAAACTGAATCCGCCGATCGCAGGCCGATCATCCGGTGTGCCGGACAGGGGCCAGAGATCCTCGACGCTGATAAACTCGGAACGCTCGTTGATCGCCAGCTCCACATGATTCGACGCTGACTCATCCATGGGCAGGTCTTTGAAAGCTTCGACGACCTCGTCCTTATATCGAATGACGAGATTAAATCCCGTGGCAGGGCCGAGCGTGCCGTCCTCAATTTGAACGCTGAGACGATCACCCCAGACGCCTTCGTTAACCGCGAGCGCGCGGAGGGTATCCTGAGCGTCCTGTCCGCCTGCAAGGTTCGCTGACGCTACCGATTGTACGATGCCCGTATCCTCTGTGGTTGCTTGAACCAGGGCGTCCGCCTCCGGCTTCGCGGCAATTGTCGCAACGACCTGGTCTGTAATGGCGGCCGGATCGCCGGCGCTGTCCGTAGTCAGATTGACGGTGATTGCCTGACCTGTGATATCCACGGAAAGTGGTGTGTCGGCTCCCGAAGCGACGAGCTCTATAGAGATACCGTTTCCATCGACACCAGCCCGGCGCGCAAGCCAGGTGACGAGATTCGTTCCGGTGGTGCCAGTTTCCAGAATCGCGGTCACAGCTCGTCGATCTCTCAGCGTCACCGAGGATTTCACGGCGGTGAGGCTGCTTTTGTCAGTGGGATCTGTCAGGTTGGCGATTCGATTCACATAGAGAACCGAGCCGCCGTTATCGAAGAAGGCCCTTGCGGCGTAGGTCAGATAACCGGCCTGCAGGTAGAGGCCAAACTTGTTGATGAACTGTTCCCAACTGGTGACCAGCACGGGCTTGTTGATCGGGCCTCGTTCGGCCACGCCTACCATGCCGCAGGATGATGTGGAAATCTGTTTGACGTAATAACTGAAATCGATCTCACGCGTGTAAACGCCCGGGGAAAGATAGGCGGCCATGATTTATCTCCGTTTCGTGCGCCGGGACGCCTGCGTTCCATCGCCCTTTGATTTTGTCTTGGATTTTTTCGCGGGAGACTTGTCTTTTTTCGCTGAGGCTTCCAGCGACTTTACAGTCTCGGTCAATGAAATCAGACTCCGCTTTGTCGCGACTTGCGATTTCAGGCGACAGCTGTTCATTGCCTATTGATTTGCGTTCACGCGGGTTCAGATGCAGTCCTTGTCCATCGCCCGCGAGGTGAAACGTGAGCGGTTGGAAAAGTAGATTTTTGATTTCAATCATTTTGGTTTCTCCTCGTTTATGGTGTGTAGAGACGGTTCTCTTCGACGCCGTCACGGAATTCGAACTTGCGGTTCTTGATGAGCGGACCGACTTCAACGGCACCGTCATACACGGGACAATCTTCAATACGGCAGCGACCGTAACTCTGGCGAAGATCTGAAAAATTCACTCTGCGCAAACCGCCGAGAGCGGTAAGTTCAGTGAGATTGACCGATCCGCGGTCCTCGACGGTCAAAATCGGATAGCGCTGATAGAAGCGGGCGACTTTTTCCTGGAGATCAAGCAACTCGCCTTCATGCGCGACGGTGACAACGACATCGAAGTCGAGGTGGTAAAGACGGGGATAGCGGCATTCTTCATAGCTTAAGTTTGGGGCATCTTTTTCCACCATGCGGGCCTGAGTCCTACGGTCGCCGTTTTCGATCAGCGTTGATCCCTGCAGGATCAGGCTCGGGACCTTGGGTACTTCGAACACATCGTCTGCGGCCACGAGCACCGCATCGGGGTCGATCTCGGCCTTTGCCAGGCGAATAAAACTTTCAACAACTGTTCGAACGGTTTCCAGCGATGCACCTCCTGTTATCCGGTTTCTTCTGGCTGTTACCTACCGGAGCCTGTGCGGAAGTGTCGGGGTCGTCAGAGAACAGAGTGGATGGCGGCACGATAGTTCTCGATAATCCGCTTGCGGTATTTCTGTATGATAGGATGGAGAAATGGCCTGGGCGGGATCACGATCACCGCTCCATTGGGATGTTGAATAGTGGCTCCGTATTCCATTACCGCCCAGATATTGACCATGTCCTCACCGTCCTTGTTGACGATGCCTCGCAAGAGTCAGACAAAGGCATGATCGGTCATGATTTTTTGGGTGATAGCATTGATCAGGAGTCCGGTATCGATCAGGGCTTTGCTGGAACCCTTGCGTTTGATAGTGCTTTCGGCGAGCCCGGCGAATGGTTTTCCGCCGGGGACCTGGCTGCGGATGTCGCGTTTGATTTCCCGAACAAGCAAGATGGCGTTCTTGATGGTTACTTGTCGAAGCGCCAGGGCCAGTCGGGCACCTGGTGCATTGACCAATTTCGCACGTACCTTGTTCCAGTCTCCGAATCGCTTAACTCACATGGAGACGAACCAATTTGAGAGCCTTGTAGGTCACACCGCGCCGAACAAACGCTCATCCTCAATGGTCTGAACACGAAACTCATCCGCACCGCTTCGGATGTGATCTTCCGGCCGGATATCCATGTCCGATAAAACGCAGGCGACGGCATCGATTTTATTGTTCAGGTCTTCCGATGGTATCTCCACAAACTCCAGGGGGAACAGCCCGACTTCTTCGTATGTCGCGACATACGAACCGTAAAGCCGTTCACCGGATTGACTCCGAAGCAGGACCGCCTCTTGTCCCGATGCCAGAATCAAGTCCTGCACATCATTCGCCGTCGAGATCTTCTCGTTGTCGGTCAGCAGATTCACAAGTCGCCTTCCTGCTCGTAAATGACCGACTTCATATTTGAAGGGGAAATGATGTAGTCCTCGGGGCTCGCGGCGGCCCCCGGCTTGATTTCGCTCAGGCGCTGCTTGTAAAGAGCCTTGAGGTCCTCCTTGAGTTTCGTCCAATGCTCGTGCTGCTTGGTCTTGTCGACCCGCTTGTCGCCGCTGGAAAACGAGAAAGTATTCGCCGTGGTCGCGCGCATGACCTGGCAGGCGTGTATCTGCCCGAGCAGCAGAAGCAGCTCGCGTGTTTCGCCTTCAGGGTCCGGTACGACCTCGTCATCTACAACGGATAGCGAGATCTTCAGATCACGGGCCAGGCGGTAGACGCCTTTATGGATGCATTGCTGAAGTACATCATCCGCGAAAAGAGCGCTTTCAGGATTGGCCAAATCGATGCGAAGCGTGAGAACGAGGTTAGCTATCGCCACCTTCCGCCTCCACCAAACGCTTTTTTAACGCATCGATAACCGTGCGTCGTTTTTCATTGGTGAGATGGAATTTGAGTCTGGCGGTATCGTTTTCACCACCGGCCTTGGAGATGGCCTCGGCCGTCGGGAGTTTTGACCAGTCCAGTTCCGTCTCACCAGCTGTTTCTTCCTCGGATTTGGTATTCGTGTCCGTGGGCGGATCTTCATCTTTTTCCGGCCTGGCGAGCAGACCGGTCGAGACCGCTCGCTCCATGTGGGGTGTCAGCTCCTCGACTTCCAGCACACGCCCAGGCTCAAGTCGAAGCCCGGCGTCGGCGATGATCAGGATTCCCGGTCGGACGTTTTTGGCTTTGAACATAATCTTAGCCCCTCCATCAGCCGAGAATCTTGATTTTTGCCATGATATCCGGACGTGTGATGCCTTGGCCCAGTTCGGACCATACCAGCCAATCGGTCTTGAAACGGGTCTTCTGCTCGATAGCCTCGGTCTTGATGTTTTCGCGCACCGACATTTTGCCGACTTCCTCATCAGGGATCAGGAGAACCTCGTCCAAGGACTGAGCCGCAGTGAGCAGGATACCGCCGGTGCCGTAGTTCTTGATAACACCCTTGGCGCGCAACTCGGCCTTGGTCTGGGGGGCCGAGGTTCCAACTGCGAAGGTCGTTGAATTGCCGGCCGCGCATGACGATGTACTTCACCGACATCTCCATATCCTCGATAATGGAGATCGCCTCGTTGAGCGCCTCTTCAGTCAGGGTTGTGCTCGTGACCTCCGCCGTGTTGGCCGCCGGAATCGCTGACGAGATCACGGTAATGCTTCGTTTATCGATCTCTTTGTGGATTTCATCTGCTGTCAAGGTCTGAATATCCATCAGGGTGCCGGTGTTGCCGTTCTTGAGCACCGAAACATCGACCATCGACGCGGAGTGGATGCGATGGGTTGGAAACTCCACTTCATCCTTTCCCAGCTCCTGCTCTTGGGCTTCGCCCTCGTTGCTGATCTAGTAAGCCTTGACCTTCGGCTTTTTCTGGTACAGCGGCCGTTCTTCCTTCGGCAGGGTATGATGGGTGAGCAGAAGAGATGAAATCTCCTTACGTTTGATCTCCTGTTCAATGGGTGCAGCGATGACGGCGGCTAGAGCACTCATTCCTTCCGGAGACTCCAGCGCCTCGGACATGAGGCGGGCCATGGTTTCCATGTATTCTTGGCTGTGTACGTTCACTTGAGTCTTCTCCATTTTAGATCTCCTCCCGTAATCAGATGACAAGCCGGAACTTCAGCGTTCCGCCGGAGACGGAGACGGCCTGCGCGATAACCTCTTCACCGGATTGAACACCTGAGGTGAGGACGCCGGTGGCCGAAACCTTCAGATCGTCGCTCGGATTGACGGTGCCCTTGAAAGCGTCGGTATCGTACACGCCGCCCGTGCAGTAAATGCCGGGCATCTCTCCGTTCTTGTAGTCCTTGATCAGAATGCCGAAGGACTTGATGGTCGGATCGGTGTTCACGGCGAGCAGATCGTCGCCGATGATCCTCACCACCTGACCGAGTTGGCCGTCCCCCCTGCATATAGCCGTCACCGTAAGCGGGGCCGCGATGGTTTGGGTTGATGTAAGGCATGGTCTATCCTCCTTATTAATTGGTTTGAACCGGTTCGCCGGTTGTCAGACCCACGCGTTGGTGATAAGCGGCCATGAAGCCGTTCTTGAGCTTGTCTTCGAGACTTTTCTTCCCGTCGTCCACGTCCCTGGGTCGCACACCCGCGTCGCTACGCATTCGAGGATCGTCTCTTTCGTCCATCCGCTTTCGTCTGCTTCTTCCCGGTGTTGTTTTCGGGCTTGCTCTCGCTGTTTTTAGCCTTCTCGGCGTCCGCCTTGAACATCCGATCAAAGGCGTCCTCGGTAGCGCTGAAGGCATCGTCGGAAAGCCCGGCCAGCCGGGTTAACTCATTCGTACGATCTTCGTCGCTATCGAAGGTGATGCCGTGCTTTTCCACTTTGCTCAGAAGCTTTTGGGTCCTTGCACAGTTGGTCGCGGCTTTTTGCTCCGCTTCCATTTCTTCCACCTGCTTCTGCAGGGTGAGCACCTGTTGTTTGAGCTCCTTGCTCTCCTTTTCCAGCTCCTTGATTCGAGCCTTATCGTCAGTGGTGCCGCCATCGCCGTCTTCGATTTTCTTGGCGGCTTCGACCGCCTCGTCTTTCGTTTTTTGTTTCTCGTCCATCGTCGGACCTCCTTCGTTAAGAGTTTCGGAAACCTCGTCCCGTTCAGAGGCGATCTGGGTGATACGTGCGTTTTCATCAGCGCCCTTACGATCAAGAAGGCCGAGGCCGGTGAATGTCACACCATGCAGAATTTCGTAAACGGGCTTTCTCTGGAATGTGCCGCCTTTGTGTTTGCGCAGGTGAATGCAGTAGTCGTTTTTCGATTGCACCCGCTTGCCGCAGATGGAGCACTCCACCTCTTCGTAATCGCATTCCATCGAGACCTGGGTAATGATTCCCTTCCGGATCAGCTTGTAGGCCAGTTGCGAATGTGGGCTGTCCGAAGTAAAGAGTTCACCGGCGCACTCAATTCGCCCGTCGTTTTCGTCTTCGATGAGGTCAGCCGACACGATGCCCGTGAATTCCTGGGAATGTTTGAGATCGATCTTCTTGTTGATGGCTGTGGTGTAACTGGCCGCCAGTTCATCAGAGGTGAGATGATCACCGTTCTTGTCTTGTTGGCCCGGCGCGACAGAGAACAAATGTAAACTGCGGATCACCGATTTCCTTCACGACATCCAGCGCTTCCGCGCTGAGGACCGTCGACACTGACACATCGATCTCCACCGGAAAGGAGATATGACAGGTCGCGGCGGAGGATGAACCAGACGAACGAGGTGTGCTGCGTGGTCTGGATGAGACAAACAGCAGCTCCATGACATGTTTTCCTTCCCGGCCAATGTCCTTGGCGATATTATAATCCACCTCCATACCGCGCATGCGAACCAGGCCGTAGTGCTCGGATAGAATCTCTCGGATTTCCGCTTCACGAGGAAAGGCTCTGTCGCGGCATGACAAAAGGAGTGTTCCATACTTGCCACGGGCATCGGCGGCCAACGTCTCCATCATGGGCCGGATGGATTCCTTGGTGTACCTGGTGCGGGACGGGAAATTCTTGCGTGGGTTGGAATGAATCTTCTTGTTCGCCCAGCGGGTCATCAAACCTTCGATGAAATGAAGGGAATCCTCGTAATCGTTGCTGTTGAATTCAGTTACGTACGACGGATCGAGATACAGGACGTCCGAACCATAGCGTCGGACCGCCTCGGTCGCGTCCAGATTGAACGTCTTACACTTTCTGCCGTTGTCAAACACCAGATTGTTGAGCTGGCGGACGGTACCGCTTGAATGACTCGATAAATTTCGACAGCGATGGATTGGAAAGCTGGGACTGTTTCAGGCTCGCCTTGGATTCCAGTTCGGCTTTGCGATGCATCTTCGAGCGGGAAAACTGCCCGAAGGCGCTCTTGGATTTCACGGTACTCCCGAGCGCGGCGAGAGCCAGGTCTTTCTTATATCCGTGAAGCTTCTGGATATTGGCTCACGTCTGATCCGGCAAACGGAGCACCGGCTTGGTGTAGTAATAGCCGTAGAATTGATCGACGATGAAGGTGCCGGCGTCCGGGTTGGGGGCGAGTAGCCCCTCACATCCTCGTCGGTCAGCTTCTCGTCGGAATTTTCAACCACAGCTTTGGCAAGATGGTAGGGGAACCGCAACAGGTCGTTGGCAATGACCTTCATCCTTTTGCGTTTAAAGTGGTAAGCCACGTTCGCTCCGCCGGAAAAGGCGTCGAGGAAGGTCTCCGCACCCTTGGGTAGTTGACTTTCAATCCAGCCGAGCATCAGGTATTTGCTGCCCATAAAACCGGTGGCACGGACGGTGTCCGCCTTGCCCTCCTGACAAGACAGCAGGCCCAGGGAATCACCAAGTGGCGCATCGGCCAAAGCGCAGATATTTTCATCCACGCGCAGAGCGGCCTCTGTCGCCGCGGAGGCTTCGTGTTCCTTGATCCGCTCCTTGGCTTTCTCAATCGTCCAACCGTCCGGGTTGCGCTCGGTCTTACGAACAAACCGATAGGCCCGGAGGATCATCGAGCGGGGATTGTCGCCATCAGGGACGATTTTTTTTGAGTCTACCGATGATGATGGAGACTCCATCGACGCCCTCGGGTTTCTTGTTCCGGAAACTGTCCGGCTCGAATTGCTTCGGGTTCTTGGCTCGACAGCGAATCTCATTTTCTGTCTCGCCCCAGGCCGCCTCTGATCTCATGCTTTCGGCACTGGCATCCGCTTTTGCGGATCGGCCTTTCCTGTGTTTGCAGATGAAAAGCCGCTCTTTGGCGTGGGAAGCGTCCCCGTGATGCGAGATAATGGAATAGTGATGATCGCGGGAACGCATCGCCGGCTCGAAACCGCGAGTTGTTATAATTCCCCACACCTCCCGTTCATTGGGATACGTGTGGTCTCGGTGCGAAATCAGCCAGTTTGTGATGTGCTGGGCGTTTCCGAGAAAAGTCTCGAAGAACTCCTTGGCGTTGGTTCGGGAAACGGTTTGATGGTCCGTCTTGTAGTGCCTGGCTTTTAAACCCCCGACCAGGGTCAGGCCGCCCCAATACGCCATCAGTCCTTCCACAAAGTGATAGGACTTCTCGTAATTGGTGGTCGAGAACTCGGTGGCATACGGTAGATCGAAGTAGGCCAGATCCGCACGCACCTCGGACAACAGCCCGTTCACACCTTTCCGGTAGGCCTTGTGCTCTTTGCCGTTGCCGAAAACAAGCGCGTTGATGCGGACCACATTCTTGCGAAACCGTTCCTTGAACTCATCCGGGGTGTCTTCGCATTTTTCGTAACGGGTTGAAGAGGAAAAATGACCGAATCCGTCCTTGCCCGACATGCAGGTCTTGCCCAGGGCGAATAAGGTGATGTCCTTCTTGAATCCGGACAATTTGTCTGTATTGGCTCTGATGGTATCGATCAGTCCGTGGACGCCCTTGGCGAAGAATATCTCTTTGAAATTGTCCCGGATAAAGGAACCCGTTTTGGCGTTGTCTGCCAGGAACGCTTCCAGTTTCTCGCCGGTGAGACGGACATTGCGGTTTTCAACGACGGTCCGGGCCGCGTGATAACAGTAGCGAAGCCGGTCGTTGGCCAAGGCCCGCAGACCCTTGGTCTTGTACATATAGGCCACGACAGCCGAACCTGAAAACGCGCTCAGAACGGAGCCCACACCTTCCGGCGTGTGTTTCCAGATCCAGTCGGCCAGCTTCTGCTTCGAGCCGATGTAATTGGTGATGTATTTTTGCCGTTTGGCCGGTGACGTCTCATCTGTGACAGCCTCCCTGGCCTGGGCTTCGAGTGTTTCGAAGTCCAGGTCAAGAGCGACATCAGTCTCCAGCAGAAACGTCAATCGTTCACGGTCGGTGGCAAAAAGCTCCATTCGATTCTCCGGTCATGTCGCGACAATCATTAGCTCCACACCACGCGGAACGGGTGCAGAAAAGCCCTGTCGCTGGATACCTACCGGGGAGGCTGCCGGAAAGTGTCGGGAGGGTGACCGGGGTGAGATGAGGAACGCGAACCTCACACATATAAATGGATCAGGCGGTTCCTTTGGGATTCTTAAGGGTTTTCAGTGCTTCTCGGGCGACCGTTTGGACGGCTTCCTCTCTTGCCGTTTTTTCAATTGTCTTGATAAGTTACTGCTTATTCTTGATCGTAGAGATATGATATCTGTTTTGGGCTTCAAACAGAGATTTGCCTTTGAGTTCAGAATGGTCCACTTTTGACTCCAGCTTATCGAGCAATTCGATCACGTCCTGTTTGGTCATGTTCAAAGAGACGCCCTTGGTTTTGGTCATCTCCTTGAGCTCGACGACGGTCAGGTCCTGCAGCCTACCCGTCGCCGGGACCTTTTTCAATTGCTCCGTCAGCTGCTGAGCCAGCTTCAGTGCCGTCTGTTTTTCGACCAGAAGTTTGGTCAGGTCATTCTTGGTTCGCAGCAAGCCGATTTTATGTTCCTTCAGTTTCGCCTTCAGTGCGGCTCCGGTGAGATCCGAATGGCCGAAGTCCGACTCGACCTTATCGAGCAGTTTGATGAAGTCGGACTTGGTGCGAGCGATGGAGACGTCGTTCTGCTTCGCCAGGGTCTGGAGCTGCTTCACGGTGAGGGTATTGAGATCCGCGACCTTTCCGCTCTCGAAAGCGCCTTTGAGCTTGGCGTTCTTCTTGGATTTCGCTTTTGCTTGTTTTTCGATGGTCTGAGGAGGGAGGATGCATGCATCAGATTCAGCCGCTGCCTTCGCGCCCAATTCACCACCACAAATCACCAGTGGCCAAGCCACAATGCTGATGCAGCTACAGTTGGGATGGGCGGGCTGACGGGGAAATCGTCCTGTATCGAAAACCTTTCCATCCAGCGAACCGCAGATCGGGCAGACCCGCTCACCCTCCATGGTCATCCATTCGAGCTTGCGGACACCGACCTGGTCATGGAACTTGATCCGGCCCTGGTTATGGGCCAGCAGCACCTCGGTGCGTGCGATCACCTCCATCCGGCATTGGTCCTTGCTGAACACTTTTGAACCCGCGTGACGGAAGGATTTATGGTCCTTCACAACACCACCAAGATCGCGGCTGATGTCTTCGACACCTTTGCCAGCGGCGATGTCGTTCATCACGGTCCGGATACCGTCAGCCAATTCGCGGTGGACGTCGTCGGCAAGCACCAGATTGTAGTTGGTCATGAAATCGAGAGCGTCGGTGTCGACAAGGGTGAACACGCGGGTGGCGAGCTTGCCGATGCCCTTGAGAGTCAAGTCACGGTAAAACGGCAACTGCGCCGCAACGAATTCATCGATGCCGCGGTAGATGCCTTGGCGAAAGGAGGCTTTCGCCGTCTTGCGGAAGAACAGTGTTTGATCCCGGTGAAGTCGGGATGTGACCTCACGGATATCGGTCTGAAGCTTCTTGAGTCCTTCGACAGCGGCCAGCTTGTTGTCGGGAAGCGAGCCGAGGCTCTTATACCGAAGAATGGCGCAACGCACCTCATCTTCGGCGTCGGTAAGCATGTCGGTCAATTCGGCGACCGTTTGCTTCGTGTACAGGTTCCTTGCCCGTACGTTTTGTTCCGTGGCCCGCCGGATGGCTTCGTCCTGGGACACAGATTTCTTCGCCGCGAGCGCACCAATCATTTCTCGCACTCCCGGCAAGCCGTCGTCTTTTCCGGCACCTCACCTTCCTGGTCGGATGAGGTTTCCGAAGGAACGGTCTTGGGGTCGAAAAAGCAGCACACCGGGGCGTCGAAAGTGGTTTCGTTTCGCTGGACACGACAGTGGTTGCGCTCGTCATCGAAATGAGCGCGGTCGTCACAGACGGCATCCCTCTATCGCCTCGGGCGAAAGGACCAGCCCAGGACGCCTTCGTCCGGCTGCCGGCGGGATTCTTTGCCGGATCGAGGTCGAGCATCTCCTGCGCTGTCTCGACACCCATGATCCCGGTCACGACCATGTCCGCGATAGGTTTTACCTGCTTTTCATCCAGCAGGTCCACCGAACGTTTCTCGTTTTCACGGTTGGCAGATTCGATATCCGGATCGAGGTCCATCTTAAGCTGGAGACTGGATCGACTGATGAGCTTGCGGTCGTAGAGCTCGATGAGCAGACGCTTGAAATCCACCGCGTCCGAGAGATCGAGGTTGTTGAACAGGAGCTGGAGTATTTTGTCTTCGTAACCTTTAAGCTCCGCTCAGTCGTCGAAAAGCCAGGCAAGGATGTTTCGCGCGGCCTGTTTGATCTCCCGGATCATCACGAGCATCTTTTGAAGACTCGCCGAGGCAGCAGCAAAATTCGGACCGCCACCGATGATCAGGGAACGCGAGAGCCCCATGACCACGATAATATCTTCCTTCACCTCCTTGACCTTGTCTTCAACGTTGAGGACTTGCCCCTCAGTGCCATGAGTTTCGACCGTGGCATAAAAAGGCACGACCAACCCGCTTTTGAGGTCCATCTTGTTGACCATGTTGCGGGCCTGTTCCAGCATCTTTTGATCGGGCATCGCCATCTTCTGACCGAAGACACCGCCAACCTTGAGCAGGCGGAACGGTGTGGCTCAAGGTTTAGCGATGGCTTGTTCGGCCCGACGGTAGTCGCGCAACAATTCGATGGACTGAAAGGTGGGTAGGACCAGCGAGTTGCCCCGTGGGGAAAAGGAAGGCGCGTCCCACTTGAGGTGGAGCACCTGATCGACTAGCGGTTCCAGGCCTTCACCAATTCCGGGATTATCGTCAGGATACTGACCGGCCTCCACGATCTGTCCCTGGGCATACTTGACCTTCACGGAAACCGGATTGACACATATGACCTCTTCGAGGTCCTTGTCGTCTTTGGAGTAGCGCTTGAATCCGACGGTGTCGCCTTTAACCAGCAGTTGGAGAATCATGTCCTTGACGAACGCGGAGATGTTCAGCCTGTCGGCCAGGGAAGCGGCATCGTTCTTCACATCTTCGTCGTCGCTGGTGATTTTGATTTCATCGCCTACAGCGAAGGTACACCAGGAGTTGCCGCAGTTTTTGACCGGCGGCTCTTCGATGTAATACTCCCATACCTTGCGTGCCCGTTTCTCCCAGGTTGCGGGTATGGCCTCAGTTGCGCTTACCTTGCTGAAGACCGAAGGGTCCAGGGCCGCCGCCGTAGCCAGCGGTGCGATTACCCATCTATCGGTTAACGGGTTGGCAGCGGAACCGTTGCCATCAGCGGTAGTGGCGGTTTCATCTGAAGTTGTGCACTCGTTTTGTCTCTCCACCAGTGTCCTCGCGTTTTCTTGGCCTGTGGGCGCGACATCTGTGCCGTGTGGCGAGATGGTCGCAATTAAACCAACCTTGTCTCGCTTGAATGTCAAATGGCTGGTTCAAACCAAACGATCTGTTCTTTGGTGGATTACCTGTTGGAAGGTGTTTTTTTGATGGAAGTTTGCCGGTTCAGACCCGCGGGCCAGGTGCTGTCCAGTTTGTGGGAATTGGCCTGCCGGAAGAAGGGACCACGACGATGGGCGATGGGAAGCTGTCCACCGAAGTCGCGATTTCTCTGAACGAAACCGGAACGTGATCCTGCCCAAGCCTTTTCCTGAACGCCACCCACTGAGTCTGTTTGGCCTCGATGAAAGGCTCAGTGAATGCATCTATTTCCGCATGCAGCTCTGTGCCGCGCCGTTCAAAAGTCAGACGAATGGCTTCAGCCAGTTTCGCGCCATCAAAGTCGAACTGCATGGACAACAATCAGATATCATAGAAATCCTTCATCCGGCTGTTCAGTACGCCTAGCTCGACCATTGCTTCAAGTTTTTCCGCGATAGAGCTTTCACGACTATAACAGAGCAACCTGGGTGCCGGGGAATTCAGCATAGTCGAAAGATCCGATTCTTCAGGCTCCGGATAAACGACGTCGCCAAAACCGATGTCAATCTGCATATTGATTTTTGCTGAGCCCAATGCGCCCAAGAACCGAATCCTGATCCATTCGTAATCCGCGTCTTCGGTGATCCGCTCGGCCTGAATGGAATCAGGATCGAAGGCAAGTCCGTCCGTTTCTACATCCACAGTCAAGATTTCTTGAATTTATGCGACAATATCGGCCTCCTCGCTGCTCGTTCTTCCCAACATATCAATGTCCATGGTCGGACGAAGTTCCGACGAACGCCAGACTCTCAACATCAGAGCCTCTTTGAGAATGAATCGGTCAACGTGAGCCGATTGGGATAGCCGGTAGAAGAATCGCTCCATGGCATAATATTGAAGCAACTCGTTGAATGGTCTATGGTCACTTCTGGCGCGATTGAGAAGGCGTTGCCGGGCGGACGTGGACATGTTTTTAGGAAGTGTCATACCGTCGCCTCCAGATACGACCACATCACTTTTTCGACCCGGCAGATCTTGGCGTTTCTGAGCAGTTCGCCGAGATCGAACTTCTTTCGTATCTTATAGAATTTCAGTGCCTCCAGGACCACATCCATTCCGATTTTGTTGCGGAACTTGAAGCAGTCGGCCAGGGTTTTCTCGGGGCTGTAGACTTTTACGGGCACCTCATCAATCAGATGCTCTTCGATGCCGAACTTGTATGCTTCATTCGAGAACCTATGGGCCTGGACGAGAAGATGGTTGAGCGAAGGCATCCGTGAGTCCCTTGGTACCGCGACGAAAACAACATGTGGAATCTGGGTCGTGATGTCATGATAGGCCAGTGCGGAGACAAGGCAGATGACGGCGTTTGGGAGGCGCAGGCTGACCGTCACCAGATCGGGATTGCTGATCGGTGGCAGTTCCACCAGCCGATAGATACTTCTGCTTACCTGCTCGATGACGTTCTTGTCTCTGGGCGAATAGAGCATGTAACGGGTGATACCACGCTCGATAGCCTCACTCATTCGGAGTTGGCCACCGTGCCTGCGGAATATTTCTTCATATCGTTCTTTCATTTTGGGCTTCAGACAAAACGTTTCCACTTGTTTCTTTATAGTAAAAATATGTCTGATTTCAGCCAAAAAGCAAGAGGAATTCTGTAGATCACAGGAAAACCGAATCGGTGAGCACCGGCTGGAGGAAAACGGTCTCCTCCCCGATCTGATCGAGGTTGACCTGTCCCCGGGCCAGCAGGGCACAGCGGACGGTGTCGATAATGTGATCGTTTCCTTTGGAATAGATAACCCGGCCGTCGCGCAGCGTGTAAGTGTGAGTGGCGAATTGATCCTCCAATTCCAGGTCCTTCGCCGGAAAGACGATCTGCCGATGCTGGAGCGCTTCGTTGATGAGGCTGGTCATGAACTCCTTGGTACGCTTTCTTACTTCTTTCCCGTCGCACACGGCCAGGGTCGTCATCCTTCTGAAATCGTAACCGTGCAATCGGCCGTCAAACAGGAGATCTTTGTATTTGTCCAGGGTGTGAAGCTTCTGCACCACGGCCAGACCGTTGCCACCGTAAAACTCCAACAGCTCCGCCTCACGTTCCTCAGACCATATCGGGTTGAGCCAGGGGGCCATTGAAACACCTTGGACTGTGTCGAGGTGGTCAGACGATAGTATGTGCTGTTCCGCATCCCGTTCGGCGTGGAATAGATTCACAGCTTACCTCCGGATTTTAGACACTGGCGCAGCGCCTTCCATGTCCGCTCCGTAAGTCAGGCCACTTCATCCACCCAGACACGTTCGACGTGAAGTGAGCGAAAAGCGTCGTCGTAGGCCACGGCCGGGCGGAAATAGAGAATGGTGCCATTGGTGAATTCGAGTTGAAAGTATGGTTTGCGGTGGATCTTGGGCTTGCCGTATTTGCTCAGAGCAATACTGGCCATGAGATCCGGACTGGCCTCCAGTTGGAACTCGATCTCCTCGGCAATGATGTCGAGATGCCCCTGGTGCGGTGCGGCGATCAACCTCTGGCCGCCGCCGCGGCGAAGTAGAGCGCGTCGGTACCGATACAGACACTCTTGCCGACGTCACGTCCATCCAGGTGGATGATGTTCTTGTCAGAGCACAGCAGGTCCTCCACTTGGTGCGGCCAGTATGTTCTTCGGCTGCCGTCGCGATTGCCCAGGTATGCCTGATCCCAGAGCACGGGATCGGCCAGGGTCTGAGCCAGCTTGCGGTCTTTGGCGGATATCCGTGCCATCAGGGCAACCTCGTCCGCAAGGCCGCCCCCAGCACCCGTTCCGACCAGGTCGACAAGGATATGCTGCACAGCGAGCATCTCTTCCCGGTCCCGAATAACACCCTCGATATCAGCTTGGGGCTGATCCAGCTCTTTCCACTCGGCATATTTCCCCTGGGCGGCTGCCGGCCGAGCAAGCGCTTCGTCGATTTTGCCGCCTGCCAATTCAGCCCCGATTTCCACCAGTTGCCGTCCGGCTTCCCGGGCAGCGATTTCATTCTGTTTCAGGATTTCCCTCATCATCGTTTCTTCTCCTTTTCTTGCTCCTGCCTGTTCGCTCATGCGTCAAGCGACTGGATGGCGACGGCCAGGCGGTCGCCGATGTCGGTCAATCTTTCCTTGTCCGGGTGATCCGTGGCTTCAATGGCTTTGCTGGCTTCGACCACGTACTCTGGCATGTAGCGATTGATCGTGTGGACAGCGAACTGGATGCGGGCTGGCGGCTTGGTTGCCGCACATCCCATCATTGACGCCGTCAACGTCGCGGCCAGTAACGCCTGCAGTACGAGTTCAAACTGTTTTCTCATATTCGTCCTCCCAGTCCACAAAGAGTCTGTGCATTCTCGTGGAAACATTGGAAACGCCTTGACTTCTCGCCCACACGAAGCGTGTATGTGAATGTGCGTAACACCTTTTTTTACAACGATTTATGCGAGCCTTGGCGATTTCCGCAGAAGTTTCGGCACGGGGCTGGAACAGCTGGAACCAGGCAATGCCCGGAAAGGAGAAAACATCATGAGTGAAACACTGCGCGAGGCCGCGAAGGCCTACATCGAACATCTGAAGACCCAGGGCAAGACGGAGCGGACCCTCTGCACCTATGGGAAGGATTTCGAACAGATCGAAGCCTTCTTCGATGCCGAGCGGAAGCTCACCGGCATCCTCGTTCCACACGTGGGAAAATTCTTCAAATCCGATGCGCTTCTGAAACTGTCCAGCGGAAAGGAACGGGCCAAGCCCACGGTGGAAAAAACCAAGCGTGTTTTGCGCATGTTCCTGATCTGGGCCAAAGAGACTGGCCGCATTGAAAAACCGCCTCTGCCCAAGGGAACTCCCATGGGCCGGAGCGTGAAGAAAGAAGACAAAAAAATGACGAACACAGCCAACAGTCCGTTTCGACTCCTGCATGGGCCTGAGCCTTTCGAGCAGGCGGTTGAAGCCTTCGGCAGAAGGCTCGCCGCCGATGGCCGCTCGCCGAACACAATCAGCACATACCTGCACGACCTGAAATGCTTCGTCGTGATGCTGATAGTCAGGCATCCCGAAGTGACCACCACGTCAGACATGCTGGATGAGACGTTGACGGCACCGGCGGTTTTGCGCACCGTTTCAGACGCTCCTCACTCATCGGCTTCTCTGCATCGCTTTAAAGTGGCAGTCAGGTCCTTTTTCACCTGACTGGAAGAGACAGGACAAGCCTCGGAGAATCCCGCCAGGTCTGTGACATTGCGCAGGGTTCCGCGCATACCGCCATCGTTTTTGACTGAGGCTGAGAAGCAGAGATTGCTCAAGGAACTCCGCTGGCGGTCCTCGACAATGGCCATTCGGGACCGAGTTGTCATTGAGCTGTTCCTCGGCACCAGTATCCGACTGCAGGAGCTTGTCGACCTGGATATTGATGACGTTGACCTTGACGCCAAGCATTTGCATGTTCGCACCAAGGGCGATGTTCCGCAGGTGAAATTCTTGAAATTCAAGCTTCGCTTCCTCCTACGCGGTTACCTGAAAGAACGCCGCCGTCAGGGTGACGGTGAGTGTCAGGCGCTGTTCGTCTCTAACCGCGGAACACGCTTTTCCAAGCGCCAGGTTGCTCGAAGGCTCAAGCGCTGGGTCAAAGCCGCAGAGATCGAGAAGCAGCTTACTCCGCATTCACTGCGGCACACGTTCGTCACCCACCTCTACAGCCGAACCAGCGACATCCTTGTTGTCCAGCAGGCCTCGGGCACCGAGGCCTGTCTACCCATCCAGATCCACACTCACCTTGTGGACGTGGTACCCGAAGACGCCATTGAAAGATTGTGACCGGTCTTCCGATCCGAGAATACAGCAGTCCTTCGGGGCCGCATTCTCGCTCCAGGCTTCAGGAAGACAATGACAGTATTGAGTGACAGTAGGCTCACAGTGACGTGCCTGAACACAATTCCTGAGCATGATTAGATCATCATTGCGTCGCATGATGGACGTGAGGAAAAAACGATTGACGAATCTTTCCCTCCGGGGCGGCTTTCGGAATGTCAGAGAACACGTCTTATCTGATATTACCGCAAACTGAAACGCCGTAAACCCGCGTGACTGGCGCTCTCTTTTCTGGATGACTCTGGCGTTATCCGACATTATTTCTGCGTTTTCTTTTTCTTGACCGATTTCCTGATCGGTTTCTTTTGCGACTCGGCCAGTTTTTTCAACAGGGCGGTGGCCCATTCGGCAGGTGTCGTCACCGGCCCACTCGCTGCCTCTCCCTCCCAGGCGAACCTGGCGGTCTTGAGATCTTTCATGTGGCAGCGGATCATGCGGTCAAATTTTTCAGCCACGTCGGTGTCGCTCTCCACCTGCGCACGAACCAGCTTCACGGAGTAAACACCGATCAACTCGACCTGCAGAAAATCGCTGGACTTGTTGAACTGAAAATCCTGGTGAAGCTGTTCAACGATAGCATCGAACATTTGCTTTTCATCATGGGTCAGGCATTTGCTGGCAAAGATGCCGTGCTTGAGCCGATTCTGATTGCCTTCAGACGCTCTGCGTTTATTGGGTTTTTGTGTCTTGCCCTGCATCCTGTGCCACCTGTCCAATTCTTCTTTATCTCGTTTGTTCAGCCCCGTGCCAAGCCTCTGATCCGCTGATTCTTTGATACCCAACCTCGGGGTTCGTGGCGGGAGGCAAATTTCGCCATCTGTCGCATCCTCACGGATGTCCCCACGGTCACTTGCCGGAAGCCGT